TCGCCAGCCAATTTAATCACTTCGCGCACGACTTCCGCGTTTGTGTGCGACTTATTTACAGCTGCTTGCAGTTCTTTCTCGATGAACTCGCCGCCTCGACGGTGTACGCCTTTAACGCTCAGTTGCGTTCCTGTCAGTTTAGAGCGCAGCGGTGCGAGGTATTTATCCTCGACCAACGCCTCGATGCTGGTCGGCTCGATCAGGTCATGGAATATGCCCTCGTCATCGGTCAGCATCCCGTGACCGAGTCTGTACGGCGTCGCAGTCAATCCGACAACGCGCAGCGCAGGATTAATAATCTTAAGCGCATCAATTAGTTTACGGTAACTGGTATCCGTGTTATGGGATATCAGGTGCGCTTCGTCGACAATCATCAGGTCAATATGCCCTATTTCGTGGGCCTTGTTTCTGATAGACTGAATCCCAGCAAAGGTGATTTTGCAATGGGATTCTTTACGCCCAATTCCTGCAGAATAGATGCCGAGCGGTGCGTCGGGCCAATGCAAAAGCATCTTTTCAGCATTCTGCTCGATTAATTCCTTGACGTGCGTCGCCATTAGTATACGAGTGTCAGGCCATCTTTTTATCGAGTCCTGACATATCGCTGCTACGACGTGCGACTTTCCACTTCCGGTCGGCAAAACAATGCACGGGTTCCCGTGCCTGTTAAACCGAAACCATTCGTAGAGCTGATCAATCGCTAATTTCTGGTACTTTCTTAGCATCTAATTTGTCCAGTTCATCGGTCACAAGTTTTGCATAGCCCTCTATGTCGAGCCATGAGTCACGAAGGAAGTAATTGCCGCACAAGATCCGAGCCAGTTTGTTGCATATCATGTCGAGACTCTCGTTCATGTACGCTGGCATCGTTTTGTAGTTTGGCGACTCTCGAATGGTTCGTTTTAAGAGCTGGCTGGTTTTACTAACATAAGTGTAATGTCCGTATTGCCCGTGACGCTCGGCTAGTGTTTCTATTACATTATTTTTAAGCATTTACTTTCTCCCTTAATATCATGTTGTACTCATTTACTTTTGCTTTTGAAACAAAACTTGGATTGAACTCAAGTTTATTTTTTTTAAACGGTCGGTAATCAACGTGGTGATGCCATCGATTAAATCGCCAAACAACTTTTGCAACGTCTGGATGCATCTCGGCAAGCATTTGGCTTTTATCTTTTGTGCCGTCTGACTTGTAAAACTCTTTGGTGTTGCCGCCGCTCATTCTTTGCGTTGTAACTTTTCCTTGCAGGAATGCGTTAAATTGAATTGTGCAAAGTCCATCTTTTAAAACGCGCAAAGATAAATCTGTATCTTCGTTGTAACGTCCACGCCATCGATATGGAATGTTATTTTTTATCAGTAAGCAGCTGTAAATTCGCGTGTTCAAAACAAATGGCGGAACAGCATCGGTAGATTTCACAAATGAATAGTAATTAGGGCCAGAGATAGCAACGTTGGAATATCTCTCGGTAAAATCTTCCATGCATTTAAAAATTGTGCCGGTGTTTGTTTCCCATTTTTCATTTCTATTTAAACGATGGAACGCATCCAAGTTATCGTCCATGACCCAGTGATACCGATGACCAGAATCGATGGAATGATCCCATGCAAAATTTCGAGCAGGGCCGGGCCCTGTTCTCGCGTCACTTTCTTTAGGCCAGAACGTATTGTATTCAGCTTTGTATTGTCGAGGCAGGACAAGTATCTTTTGCCTGTCAATTACTTTTGCATACTCATTGTATTCATCGTGCTCGACAATAATAAAGTACGGCACTCTCATATACTCAAGCGCCTTCGATGTTAACCGAGAATCCCATCTGCCTTTTGACACAATGTAAATTGGATACTTAGGATTCATCCTGCCACTCTTTAATTAAACTTCTAAAATGAGACTTGTACGGATGCCATATGCTTTTTGTTTTTGGCGTCAACTTTTGTCCAATCATTTTTGCAAATTCGTTTAAATCTTTTTCTGAATTAAAACGAACCGTAATTTGCGCAAATGGTTTTTGTTTTTCCTGAATGAACTCAGGCATATCAGTCCAATGATTTTCGGACTCAATTAAATTTAATTGCTTAGTCATCCTGATATCTTTCCCCCAAAGTTAGATCTTAGGTTTCCAATAAACTCGTCTGGACTCAGACAAGCATCCGTATTGCTAACAAGCTCACTGCTTGCAAAACAATCTTCTCCATTGCCGTTCTTAATGAACTGACCGTTAATCTCGAACGTAACAACGTTAGGATCGTCGCCTTCCATCCTCGACCAAGGCACAACGTCCTTGTGCAATATGTGATCGTCGCATCCTTTATGTTGAAAATCTTCGGGGATGTTGTCCGAGTTGTGTCTGTTACACGTCCAAGTGCCGTTGTCTTTCGGCTCCGAGTGGGCGCACGTCCGACAGTTAATTTGTTTTGTTGGTTTGTTCTCGTGGCAGATATGTTTCGCCGGACACATCTTGCAAGCAAACCAAGTTGGATCGCTCGACAATCTTGGCGGCGCTTCCATCGAGGTCGCAACCCATTCTCCCTTGCGCAGTAAACGCTCGGCAAACTCTTTGTCGAATTCAACAATCTCGGTGTACATCTCGTCGTTGTCCTTGCACACGGCGACATACAATGCTTTGTGTATTTCTTTTCCAAGCATATAAACCTGCATCTGTGCGTAGTGCATAGGCTTGGACTCTTGAACGCCTTTCCTCGACACGGCGTCAAAAGAACGTTTGTTGTGCGTTTTAAATTCTGCTAAAAATTCTTCCATCTCATGATTAGGAACGCCGCTCTTAATCACGCCATCAACTGATCCGCTAACGTGTCCGCCAAAATCAACTCTCGCCTGATTGTTTCCAACGTCTCGGATATCGATGCCGATTGCTCGCAGGTCACTGACAATGGTGCGTTCCTCATCGTGGCCTCGACGAAAGAGGCGGCGGATACGACCGGGGAAATTCTCCGCGAACGTCCACCGGAACATATACCAAAGATATCGCTCGCACTTATGCCCGAGCAAAGAGCCGCCCATATGCCCACGCTGCGTATCAGTTTTCTCTTGGTGGTATCTGTCGATCAGCTCTACGATTTTGCTCATGCGTTTCCTTAAAAAAAGAGGGCCGAAGCCCTCTGTTTATTTAGCCCAAGGCGCAGTTGCACCGTTGGATTTTTTAGGCGGCGTTGGCATTTCAGATCCACCGTCCATTGGTTTCCAGTCTTTAACATCATTGCTCGCAGGCCACTGTTCAGTTGCAGCTCTAATTGTGACTTTGACTTTAAGATCCATTCCGACCAGCTCATCGCTGTCTTTCGGTAACGCAGTCAAGCCGCCAGCCATTGCGATCTGGCTTAACTGTTTCCTACCAATTCCTTCAGCTGCTGCGCTTTTATTGTTGATAGTAATGTTTCCGAAGATAACTCGACCACTATAGTCACCACCAATAATATCATACCTAACAGCAATATAGCGCCCGTTTCCGGCCTTGGTTACTTTAATCTCAGCGCCCATAATGCGAGCGTCGTACCAGCCGTCAGGCACTGGTGAATACTCTCGAGGTGAATCGTCTTGCACGAGATCCCAATTATCGAATTCTAAATCCATGTTTATTTTCCTTTTTCGTTTGTGATTGCAAATGATGGTCTGCTCGGCGTCGTTGTTATGGCGTCTAACAGAGGTTTGGTAATTGTCTCGTCCGCGTTGCGCCAGCTCTTCATATCTAGCTCTGGCTTCCAACGGAACAAAGTGCTTAAGTGATCCGACAGGCCATGCTCTTCTGCCAGATCTTGTAGTTTTCCAGAATCAATCTTGCGATTCAGTCTGGTCGTTATCTTGACCGATAGATCACCATCGATGACACGAGTCGTGCCGTCGATCTGATCGTCAATCTTTAACATTCCCTTCATTTCATCTTCCAGCTTACGGCGTGTCTCAACGGCCTGACGCTCAGTTTCTTTGGCCTTGATCCATTCTCGGGACACGCGTTGTAGTCGTACACTTTCCATTACGCACCTCCAATCTTTTTAATTAACTTACCAAGATCCGGCTCTTCCCATTCCTCGAGCGCACCGGAACGATCCTTAGCCTGCCATGCAGAGTCGCCTTTGCACTTTAGCCCGTGCCAGATGTTGCCATCCGAATCTTTCTCAACGCGCAGAGCTAACAGCTCATCGAAAAAGTATGGAAGCTGCTGGCCGGTTTTGTTGCCGGGCATACTCGGGGCGTACA